GGTCGCACTTAATTCAGGCTATTTCAACCTCATACAAGCATATTTTGATAACGATTTGATAACAAAATCTTCGTCATATCCAAGCCATTCCTCGCCGCAACAAGGCTTATCCATAGACTTTGCCCTCGAATTGGAATGAGCCATCCTTCTCGATGGGAACGGCTATTGGCAATACTCGCTTACGATCTGTGTATATAACGCCAAACCCTGCCTGCCAGTTGAACGTGCCTTTGGTGTAGTAAGCCTGGCGTGTGTCCATCATGTGGCCTACTTCAAAGCCTACTAACCTAGATACCTCTAAACCGCCTGAGGATTGCGTATAAGAGGATATTCCTTGTCTATGTGTATGTCCACAGACTACGCTCTTTCCATGCCGTTTAGCGGCTTCTAGGGCTGTTATGCCCCCTTGTGGCTTTGTGCTTTGCTCATCGCCATGCACCATAATCCAGTTAGTGCCTGGAATCTCGTAAGGCTTCTTATGATACTTGATGCCTAACTCTGGCAAGCGTAGGAAATTCTCTATCTCTAGTTCAGGTGCGCCTATCAGTCCAGGCAGTCTAGTAGAAATGGAGTTAAAGAGCCGCGCTCCGTGATTGGATCGTGAGAGCTGTGTGATTTGTAGGTCATACATGACATCGACACACATGTCTCGGTCTCTGCCGATGGCTTTAGAATGTTCATCAAAACCTGAGCTGAAACGTGAAATAGTTTGAAAATCAATTTCATCTCCTACGCATAGGACTTCATCTGGCTTAAACTTGCGGATAAAGGCGGCCACGTTCTTGACGGCCTTTGGGTTGTGAAAGGGAACTTGTAGATCACTTATCACTACGATTTTCAAGGTTAGTCCTCGTCATCCTCATAGGGAGTGAAGTTCGGATTGTCTGGGTCAAACTCAATAGGCGTTGGAAGTAGCCAATCTGGGTAACTAGCCTTGTCCATAATCATTGCCATCGAGATTTCAGTAGAGAATCCAGCCTTACGCAGGGCTTTGTAATACTCGTTCAGCCCAATGCAATACATCTCTAGTGGAGAGTATGTATCGTCTTGAACTTTAGCCTTGCGTGCCATAGTTAAATTATCGCTCTAAGAGTATGTTGTAAATCTCATCGACACGCGTATTGAGTCGCTTTATTTCACCCAGTAAATGAGTAATGACGTAGCCAGATAGTCCACCGATGATAGAGACTGTGGCTATGTATAGCGTAAAGAAATCTTGTTGTGTCATTTCTGAATCACCAATACAGCTGCGGTCTCTGTGCCTGAGGCAGTAATTCCATAAACGGCATTACCGTGATTTTGCAGGGTAACTTTGTCTTTATGGTCTACAAGATAACCATTGGCAGTAGTTAAATCTGCCCCACCAATATAGAACGCACCTGAAGTAGCGTGAATGTGAACTTCCTCAGCTGCCTGGTCATTGGCCACAATGATTGAACGTGTGGTTGTAAGAGTGTATTGAGTGCTAGAAATGGTCATTTCTTCGGTGTCGCATATCCAAAGACACCAGCCAGGATTGCCCATAGCACAGCGCGGTAGTCAGCTGCAAAGTTGCTTGCTGCCCAAGCAGACAAGAACGCACCGGACATTAGGAAATAAGGATTTTTCATTTATTTGCTCCTAGCATAGGTATTTCAAAAAAAGAACCATCTGTGTCAGCTTTACCCTTATTGAACGAGATATGGATATGGCTGGTGTGTGGGTTAATGCCTGTGTATTTACGCCATTTCCAATTAAGGATGCGGCTAGCAATCTTGTGGTTATGAATGACATAAGAAATTCGTTTAGCAGGGTCAGACTTCGCATATGCACGAATCTGATTTGCCAGGTAAATACTTTCGGACTTGTGCTTGGTAAGGTCTGAGTCAATGTCAAGGGCACGAACCCACCCAGCAGCATCAGGCGTATGATCTGATTTACTGTCGTGCTTAGCGTCTCCGATCCAACCGTCAGTTCGACGGTCGCGGTTCGGATACGTGTCATCTATTTGTTCGCGCAGCTGTATTGCGCTTTTACTCAGGCGCGGCTTCATCTACAACCTTTGAGGCTTTGAGTTCTGCCTGCTGCGCATCGTAATAGGCTTTCAGCATTGAGGTAAATTCCCCGTTGCCTCGGTCAATTATGGCGTGTTCAACATCCTCGCCATCTAATCCTGCAATTTTAATAAAAGAAACTTTATCCATTGTCATCCCCTTAGAGTTCCGCGCTAAAACCAAGATAGGCTGTGCCTGCAGCATTGTCTTGCAAGTAATAAGACCTTGCAACTGTCATTGAGCCAGACGAAAGCACAAAATAAACAGTAGAATTGTTGCCCACACTACCACTATTTGTAACGCTTGAAAATGATGCAAAAATACCTTCTTGACTTGCTACACCTAATGCGCCGCCGTAGTCAATAGAAAGTGTCGATGTTCTAAAATTAACTGGAAGTGTCACATCAACGTAAATTTGATTTGTTGCGGTGGCAACTCCAAAACCACCTAACCGCCCATAAGCGCTGGTAACTGCTTTTCTTACATAATACCTCTGACACGCAGCCAATTCACCTTGTTTAGTTCCTGTTGCGGTTTGGAATGGTGAAGCGGTTGAACCTTCTTCAAATTGAACGCCCCAAATGTCAATATCTACGTTAAGCGCAGCACCAAAGCGAAGTGCTAAATATGAACTCGTGCCGATTGTCTTTCCTGCTACTGAAGGAATTGCAACAGTGTGGGTGTATCTAGCCCAAGAACTTGAAATGGTTATAGTTGAACCACCAATATCTACTGTGGCTGATCCACCTGAACCAAAGTTCTGAGCATAAAATACATCTGCTGAAGTTGCTGTTGGCGATTTCATCCAGAATGAAACTGTTGCAGTTTGTCCTGCAAAAGTGCGCACATCCTCAATAAGTTGTTGAACACGAAGGTTAGTGTTTGTGCTTTTGAAACGAGCAAAGAACTGTCCTTCGTATCCTGCTACTGGTGCTGTTCCTGGTGTAAAGGTTTGTTGTGTAACTGTTCCAGTTCCTACGCCATAACCATAAACAGCAAAGCGGTCTGGGCCATAAGTGTATTGTCCTGAAGTTGCAGTAATGCTTGTGCCGCGTTGCCAAATACCAAAATCACCGTTTATCACATTGTTCTTGCCAGCGGCATATTGAGCAGATTCAAGCAGATTTACTGTGCCTGAAAGGTCGTTCATATTTGTTGCGGATAAAACATCGCCTGTGGCGTAGTTCACCTTTGTTGGAAATCCGACAGCCATTTGTTTCTCCTTAGTAAGACAGAACGGAAGTTCCAAGAATTCCGTATAGGGTAGAGTTTAGCAAAAATCCATCAACAATGGGTTCACTTGTGGTAAAGGTAGTGTTCCAAGTTGAGGGTGTTATTTCGTGTTGAACGCCCATACATTGCAGGGTCTTTTCAATAATAGTGCCATCTTGTGCCACGTTCTTAATGGCGATGGTGTCAAAGAAATCTAGGGTCAGGGCAGCTGTGTCTCCAGCGGCATCGGTAGCGTTTAGGTCAAGTTGGATTTGGTCAATTCTGATTGTAGTTTCGGCTCTCGTCGCGACATAAATTTTGGCTACGTTTGCCACTTGAGCGTCAGTTTGCAGCATCAAGTCTGTGTAGTTAATTGAATGTGGAAAATACTTGGCTATTGAGTCTAGGTTTTCAGCGGTTTGAGCTGTGCCACCTGTGCGTGTAAAGCTCGATTGGTTGATAATTAGCTTATCATCAAAGGCAAATACTACGTTTTTGTAGCCTATGCCTGTGCCGTCATTGGCGAAGTTTGTAGGATTTTGCCCTGACTTGCTCTGAATCGAAGCGCGAGAGCGGAATTGAGCGTTACCTGAAGGGTCAAAGTAAAACGCGCCCTGTTCGCAAAACTCTAGGTTTTTAATGGCTTGCAAGGCTGTGCGTGATGTGCCTGGGTCTGCTAATACCGTGGCTGAGCCTGTGTCTATGTTACGCATAGATGTAGGCCAACCAACCTGGTTTAGCACATCTGTCACTCTGGCACTTGTAGTTTGACCAGCGCTAGTGCCAGATACGGTAGTGATATTAGCCTGAGCGAATAGACGGAAAGCATCTACAAGTTCAATATCTACAAAGCCAATTTCCATATCTTTCGGATAGGTGTAGTTGTAGCCGATTGTATAGCCTGAGAATAGGAAAGAGTCATTGCCAGCAATACGCATCTTGCGTAGGGGAATTAACTTGCCAAAGTAAGGCGAAGCAGGGTTCTGAGGGTTCCAGGCACCTGTCGGATCATAGACACGCACTGAAGCTGTGCCTGCCTGAAATTGATCTTGCAATAGGTCATAACCGCGTCTAATTTGTATGCGCCCTACTTGGCTTGATATATCAACAATATCGTTAGCGTTCTCACCTAAACGGTCTGTGCCTAAGATTCCATGCTCAGCATCGCCTAGAGTGAAGGAATAGCCAAAGATAGGGCCATTGCTAAAGTCAAAGAGAACGCTAACGCTTGGAAGGGTCATTATGAGCCGTAACTAAACACGCCGTTGCGGTTCACGGTTGAGGCAGTGCCATTGGCGTTAGCGCCTACTACGGCTGCGTTGATGCCATAAGCGGCAGCTGATGGGTCTATAAATATGCGTAGTTCGGTAGCGGTTAAAGATGAGTCATATTGACCATAGCCACCATTGACCGGGCCACCCATAGCGTCTAACGCCGCAAATCTAGGATCAACTGCATCTGCTAAAGCTGCTGCGTAATCTTGGGCCAATAATAGTTCAGGAGTAATTACGCTAGGAGTGCCTAAAGAAGCGAGTTGGTTGCGCAATTCCATAATAGATTTCATTGCTTCAATTGCCGAAGTAGCGTAATTGCCAAATGGATCAACACTTGAAGCCATCATTGCAGCAAGTTGAACCGAGAGAAGTTCCTGCGCTAACTTGGCAGCGGCATCTGAATTGCCAAGAAGAATGTCGCGTTGAAGTCTAAGTCTAAGGCTTTCATCTTCAGTTATTTTGCCTTGAAGCGCTGCTGTGTTTTGAATTAAATCTAGGTTAAATACTGCATTGGCTTTGTCAAGAACCGCTTTAGCCTTTGTTAAAGCATTTTGTTCTTTTTGTGCTTTAACTTGCTTTTGCGCTAGGGCAGCAATTTCCTTTTGACGTTTAGCGGCATCTGCATCAGCTTTCTTGCGTGCTTGGATAATCTTCATAGCCGCTGGAGACATGTCTGGCATGTTGCCCGAGCGTGGGTCGTATGGTGTGTCTTTCAGCTTCAACGCATTGCGCTTGTTGTTCAAAGCATCAAACAAACCTAAGCCGCTGGTAATCTTAAATAACTTGCTATACCAGCCAGTCATAGTGCCAAGGCCAGCAACAATATCTGCTACGGCTTTTGCCATGCTTTCAATCTGCATTGTGGCTTTGTCAATATCGCCATTACCGAAAGCGTTAGAAATAGCATCGACTAAGCCTTTGCCAATAATCTCTTGCGCATTGCTTGAAGCAATAGTTAAGGCAGCCATCTTGCCAGCATAAGTCTCAGCTGCTAGTGATGCCTGTCCGGTAAAGGTCTTGTTTAATAGATCTTGAATCTCTTGAAATGACTTTGTGGCTAGTTCAGCCTGGGTAAGTCCGAGGTTGTATTTTCTAAGTCCTCTGAGGTTGCCTACGTAAGCCTGTGATAAATCTTGAACTGCTGTGCCTAAGTCAACGCCTGCCCCTGCTGCTGCGTTAAGGGCAGTAGTCATAATCTCTTTAGACTTAGTGTATGACTGTGTAACCTGGATTAACTTAGCCATTGCAGGGCGCAAGAGGTCATCTGCGACTGCGTAGGTTCTTTCAAGGCCCTGGATAAAGTTTTCTACGTTGGTTGCTTCATAGGCTAAGCCTAGATTGCCAACGGTCTGTGCTAATTGTCTTGCAGCTTTGTCATCTGCAACAAACGCCTTTAATGATCGCTGGCCATAACGAAAAGCCTTTTGTGCGCCTTGTAAACCAATGTAAGCCTTAGCAAGATTCTGAACACCTTTGCCTAAACCTAAAACATCCTTGTTGGCTTTGTTAAAGGCTGCTTTGCCTTTGTATTCGGCGCCAATGCCAATCATTAAATCTGTTGTTGCCATTATCGACCTACCCTTGCTCTAAACTTTGCGGCTGCGCCTTCAATGGCCTTAATTACTGCTGCGTTGGTCTTGCCACCATCCTCAGCCCAAGCACGATAAATCAAGCGGCCTTTCATGTAACGGCCACGTCTGCCTGATCCTGTGCGTGTGTTGCCTTGAGCAATCGGGCTAGCGTTCTCTAACGCTCTAATGAATTGAGAACCTGCTTGTGGGTTATTTGAATGGCTAAAATTCTTGTTTGTTCTTGGTGTGCCCTTAGGTGCCTTTTGCATACCGTTAGGGTTCTTACGGCCAGCGGTTTCAAAGATAGCACCTGAAGCAGTTTTATTAGCAATAGAAGCTGCGTAAGAAAACCCGCGTCTGTTCGGCTTAGATGGTGTGGTCTTATAGCCAATACCTCTACGCATAAGAGTTGCGTTATAGATAGGCCACTTTCCGGTCTTGCTATCACCGCGCCAGTGTGATGGCGTAAAGTCTGAAGGAATAAAGCCGCGTGCCTTTTTAACAATAGGCTTTAATACGTCAGCTACTTCATCTTGCAATTCTTTGGCTAAGTCCGGTTCAAACCTGCGAAGGGCGGTGCGAAGTTGGCTAGCGCCTTTTAGCTGCGTTGCCATCCTTCATCTCCTTCGCCCGGTCTTTCATAGCCATTAAATAAGTTTTAAACATTCGCACATCCATATCTATAAAGGATTGTGCAGGAATTCCCGTCTCTAGGCTCATTCGTGCAATGAGGTAGTGAAGGGAATCCCTAGTTAGTCCAAAGGGTCATCATCAAGAACTTCCACACGAACCAGCGTATCTAAGAAATCTGCGCCAAAAGGCTTAACAGTTTCTCCCGATCTACGGATGCACTCCCAGGCTAAC